TCTGACACTTTAGCACGTTAAAGTGTTAAACTTCACCGCGTTAAAGTGGTAACGTGTTAAAGTATTAACAAATTATGACATAAATATTAACAAACTATGAACTATAAAAGATCAATAAATCTTCTGACAAGAGGTTAAATTATATCATTGTATATATTCTGATATTTGCTATAATATAACCATAAAGAGAAAGGAGAAAGGAACATGGAAGATTTCAAAGATAATATTAGAAATTTTACCATTATTGACGCGTTTACAAAAGCCGACTCCGTTATTAAGAAGTATGATAGAATCGCTGTATCGGTGTCGGGTGGTAAAGATAGCGATATTGTAGTAGATTTAATTAGTTCACTTGATAAAGATAAAAAATGTCATTATGTATGGTTTGATACGGGTATTGAATATAGAGCTACAATCAAACATCTGGAATATCTTGAAAGTCATTATGGAATCACTATAGAAAGATACCACGCAATAAAACCGATACCAAAAACATGTAAGGAAGATGGTCAACCGTTTTTAAATAAGTTTGTATCTGAAATGATTGACACCTTACAACGACACAACTTTAAATGGGAAGATAAAAGTTATGATGAGTTAATAAAAGAATATCCAAAAATTAAAGGTGCAATATCATGGTGGACTAATCACCGCGAATGTGGAAAATTTAAAAATTCCATGTTTAATATCTCATATAATAAATATTTAAAAGAGTTTATAGTACAAAATCCACCATGTTTCAGAATATCGAAAAAGTGCTGTACATATGCAAAGAAAAAAGTTAGTTCGAAATATATAAAAGATAATAATATAGAGTGCATGGTGACAGGACTTCGAAAGTCAGAGGGCGGTATTCGTAGTGTAAAAATAAAAACATGTTTTGATAGTGGAAAGGATGTTGCTTCATATAGACCATTGTTCTGGTTATCAAATGACGATGAGTCGGAATATATAAAAATATTTGACATTAAAAATTCAGATTGCTATACAAAATACGGCATGAAACGAACAGGATGTGCCGGATGCCCATATAATAGGAATCTTGAAAAAGATTTGAAAGTTATAGAAGAACATGAACCACTTTTATATATTGCATGTAACACAATATTTAAAGAAAGCTATGCATACACTCGAAAATACAAAGAGTTTTGTGAGAAAATGAAATGTAACTAATATAATATAATAGCTGTTCTATCGGCTTGACGGTGAGAAATGGAGTAAATATGAATCTGTATGGAATCTATAAGCGCAACACAATCGAAAACACCTGTCTCATGAACGCATATCTTGATGACACACGTGAATATTGCTACAATCACAATTTGATGTATGTAACATGTGCAGATGTACCAGGTTATATGAACGAAGGTTGTTCGACCTTGCACGCATACAATGGTAAGTATGGAAAAGGCGTAGTTCGCACAAGACCATGCTTCTATAAGGGCAGAAGATCGACAAATTACATGACAATCGAATACTGGGTATCGAGAGACGACATCCACAAGAGATTAACAGGAGAAAGTGAGGTAACAAGATGAATTTGTATTTAATTGAATATTACGACCCAGAGCTTGATATCACGGACTATCAAATGGTGACAGCAAACAATGAAATTGACGCGATGAAGTATTTTATTAGATCTACGCATGGAACAAAAATTGTAGTAGAATGTAACCGTTTAGGCGGTGTTAAAGAAAATTGAAAGTGAGGTTTGACCATGGACGCATTAACCACAAAACAGAAAAACCAGATGTATGATGAAATTACAGAGCTACTTATTAAATATGGAAAGGATAAGACAGCAAAGCGAATGATTAAAGCTTTCTTCCATGAGGTTCAACGGGTGGAAACTTCAAAAGAGCTTTTTAATATTGACTTTGCTCTCATATCTCTCAAGTATCTATTATCAATCACCTTCCCAACCAAATAACAAACAAAAAGCTGCCAATAATGGCAGCTTTTATATTAAACAGTTGGGTGATATATAAGAAACGCTCTAGTGACTCGTAAGTCATAAGGCTTTGTCCAATGTCTTTCAGTGTATTTATCAATCGCGACGCAACAAGTATTTGCAACAATCAAACGATATGCAAATGACGACGGCCCTGTTTGTGTTTTGACAATTTCACAAGGAATTAGCACGTTATTATCGCTGCCTCCGTTTCTGGTATCCATACTTGCAATAAATGCAACACCAACGATAGCTCCATAATCATCAGGAAGTGAATTTACAACTATGTCAAAAGGTGCAAACATAATGATAACTGTATCATTAGCAGTGTCTTCGATTACATGAAAATTAACTTTCGTGACTGAGTCTTTAATATTAACCATCGAAGTTTTCGAGTAATCAACTTTTCTAATTTTTGAAATTTCATGTTCAATATTCTCCCCCCAACTATCCACATACTCAAACGCATTCACAACCTCATCCTTCAGCTTTCTCACCCCACGCCAAAACGCAAGGTTAGAAAATCTTTCTGGTATATTTTTCATTGGCTCTAAATATTTTAATAAATCCATATATAATACCTCTCTTTCTTATTAACCATTTTCAGCGATGCAATAAATATACAAATCCCACGCTGTCGCTTGTGATACATCTTCAGCATTCGGCACAGCGGCTAATGTAATGCTTTGTGGCACGATTGCAAGTTTCGCATTAGTTCCGTTTTTTGGAATCTGCAAACGCACATCGGTTTGTACAGCAAAACTTGTATATGCCCACTTATTATCAATTTTAACAATTATACTGTCTGCTGTTAAAAAGGGGATGTAACTTGTCATAAGTTTAACTTCATCCATAACAAAGCCAAACTCATGAGTTAGTGTAAGATTGAAAAAACCATTAGCAGGGTATAAAGCGTCTGCCTTGAAATTTGGTGCAACTTCATTGATTTGTGCGATGGTTGGTTTAGTAGTCCACACGCTTTTTCTCACTGCAATGAATGGCAACTTTACAAGAGCAACAGGCTGTCCTAAATATCCGATTTGAATAGTACGTTTCGGTTGTGTCACCGTATCATGCCACTTTAAATTGTTTGATAATACCCAATTTGATTTATTGTCGCCGCTTGCAAAGTCGATGATATTCGCGCAAAACCAATTCCACCATTCCCCCCAAACGGTCGCCCACGCTGAATCATTGTCAGTCAAGTCAAGAATCGTCTGCGGTGGAATAATGTTTAGATTTTTTAACAAATCTTCCAAATTTTTAACCCTTGCCTCTAACGCTGACATATCAGCTTGAATCTGTGTAATTTCGTTTTCAACATTTGAAATTCTATTCTCTATATTATCTAAACGTTGATTGATATTTGAAATATCATTTTTTATATTGGTTAATTCGGTCTGAATTGACTGCAACTGCTCTTCGATATTTGTCACTCTAGTGTCCAATGCTGTATATTTCGCGTAAAGATCTTTCAAACTATCTTCGACACTTTTCGCCCATGTATTAAATTCATCGTTGAAATTGTTTAAAGAATCAATAACATCATTCAGTTTAGCCCACATCGCACAGACTTTTTGCAAAAGTGACAAACAGTCGTCAAAAAGCAAAGGAATTGTAAATTGATGATGCCAACAAAAGCCCAAATGCTCTTTATCGGGTGGGTTGATAATAGGTATATTAGCCATTCTAAACACCTCACTTTCATAATTCTACTCACATTATAACACAAGTTCTGCTTTCGTCAATGTTCCACGTGGGACATTTCACTTAAACAGCCCCAAAAAATTATGTTTCAGTTTATCGCAAATTTCTGTCTCAAAATCCCAAACGGCTGTCGTGTAACTCTGTGCATTAGCCGCGGCTGTTCCACTTGAACCGCTGTGTGTGGTAGAATCATCAACATGATTTTTTGAAACATTCGTCAAATAGTTATCATCCAATAAGTCTGTCTGTCCTTGCGGTGTATCAAGAAACTTATGCCAATCATCGGAAGTATGAACGCTTTTGCTGTTTTCCGTCTCAAACATTTTCTCCGTATTATAAGCTTCAACCCTTGCTTTTAGCTTGATATTCAGTTCGGGCATAATTCGCGCCATGTCACCTCTCATGTGCTCACGGAAAAGAAAGTCTGTTTCATAACCAATTTCCCATTCCAGAAAATGCCGAATGATCATATCGTTAATTGGTTTTCTAAACTCCTCACTAAAAATCGGATAATCGTCAAGTCCGAAAGCCGCAAAGTCATAATTTTCAAACAGACTTTTATTCGATCTACGATCATTTCCAATCTGTGAATTCTGCAAGATATCATACACATGGAGCGTATAAGCCGCACCCACATCATACCAATACTTATCATTATCGGTAAAATTAGTATCAATCATCGGTATTGCCATCTTTATCAGCCTCCTTTTCTTGCGATTCTAAACCAACATTCTTTACGGCTTCTACGGTGTCCCTGTTGGTGTCCATAACTGTAAATTGATCAAGTAGTCCAACATCACCAATATTAGCATCGTTAAATGTAGCTGTAACATTCAAGCCGAATTTTTTATTGCATTGATCGCAGAAATTCTGCCTAGCCTGTTCATAAGAATTTCTTAATACCATAAGTGTGGGCGCATCTTGCATAACTTCAAGACTTGAAACTTGCGCTACTTTTGACTGTGTTCGCCCATTAACACCCAACATAAACATAAAGTCTGACATAAGCATAGATTTAAGCTGTTCAACATTTCCCGCAACAAATGGCGCGGGAGTCTGGTACACAATTTGACGTATATCGTCATACTGATTTTTTAAAGGTGACATATCTCTAGTATATACAACTGGTTTATGCCCCGCAATCTGTTCATAGAGATTGGCAAATGTCAGTTCCTGTCCATCGGGAGCATTTAAGATAGCAGGTGTGTTCTGTGCTTTAAGATTCACGTTAATACACCTATCGCATTCGTAAAGTAACGCGGCATAGTGTCGACAAAGACCGTCAATAGATACAATGTCATAATTGGTTATTGGCGATAAGCTAGCCGTAAGCGTTGCAACTTCTTTTACATCTTTAGTTGAACTTTTTACAAACGTTTGACACTGATATTTTGTCGCCCCACCATACCATGTAAGTGTACTAGCAGGCACACATTCTCCAACAACAAAAAAGTCATTTTCTTTCCATAGTCCGCCCAACTTACCAAGTACAAAATTTTCGTTTAAAATGCAATTCGCGTGTCGATAAATATCATCATCATCAAATGGTAATCCCTCAAAAGTCCACGCGTCAACGGCAATCCTACGCAAAAAGGTATAGTATAGACCGATAGTTAAAGCATTTTCTATCTGTGTATTCTGATTTTTGGTATTTCTTTTCAAATCTAAGCACCTCACTTTCTACAATCAATGTTCCACGTGGAACATTGAGCATTTATCCCTCACCCTCACCCTCACCCCACACCCCTCAGCCCTCAGCCCTCTATTTACATTTTACCAGATTGACCGTGATTGTCAACGATCAATTTTCAGTGGTAAAACATTTGTAAAGTACTTTAAGGACCAATACGGACAGAACATACTTCTAGCATCGATCCCCCCGACTGGTGGCGGCGGTGTTGTTGGTTGTACAACTTCTACTGTGCCGCTACCACTTGCACTTCCCGCATCACTTCCAGATGGATTCACGGGAGCGGGTGCTGTGGGTGAGTCTTGAATTGTACCTTGACCGATTTGAATAACGCCTGTTTGCGATGCCATGTCAGCAAATACGCGGTTGTACTGTGTATTAGTCCACCTGTCGCCGTCATAGTAAGACGTTTTTGCATTTTGCCGCGCCATTACTAGTTTTATCCAATCGCTTTCATTTTCTTTTCCTGTTGTGCCCGCGAATATATCTTTTACAGCGTCCCAATGACCACTGTCACGTATTGAAATACTAGCCGCTGTGCCGACAGCATAAGCGCCAATGTTAGATACATCATAGCCAAGATGTTTCTGAATGTTGGTTCGTATAAGTTGGTAATAGTCGTTAAACATCGCCCAATTTTGCATTTTTGAAAATTCTGCTAAATGGTTATTGGTGTAGTCTATGAAAAGCTGTTTCAGTCCTGCGTTGTTGATAAGTGCAGGGTTTCCAACTCCTAAATCAATGTACGGCTGAAAACCGCTAAAAAGGTTCGGATATTGTTGCACGCAAAATTGCATAAACGGCACTAAACCGTATTCATAGTCAAACTGATAGCGACCATAAGCTTGACCACCATCACCGTTTATGTACCAGCCGCTATTATCAGTATATTCTTTTCCAGACTCGAAGAATTGCCAATTTATCCACATTCGCGCCCCAACTTGTTCATTTTCTTTATGGTCTTCTGGAACTGGTTGAATTGATTCAGAATTTTGAACTACCACGGCTGTGTGTCCAGGCATGTGTAGAATATCGCCAACTTGTAAGTTGTCGCCTGTTGTTAAATACTTACTGTCATACAAAATATCAAATAGCTTTGTATTTTTAAGCTGTTCCAACTCATTGTATGTATTCATACTTGTGCTCACTTTGATATTGAGACAGTTTAAGATACATGCTACTAGAGCACTACAATCAGTCGCGCACGGTGTAGTAACGTTTTTGGGTTTCCACCCGACTTTTCTACATTCATCTGTAAAAGTCTCCCGTCTGTGTTGATTATATCCAACATTTTGATTATCACATGACTCTATCATTAGTGTTGCAATTCCTCTTGCAACGTCGGGGCGGTTTCTTATACGCGCCACCCAATCCCACCGCCTGCCGTCTCCCGTTTGTGGAAACCAACCTGTAACACGGACTTCAAGCCCGTTTTGGTCTCCGTCTCTGCCGCCCCAGAGATTGTTGTTCTCATCTTTTGAAGCTTCGCCGATGTAAGTTGCCATTTAACCACCCTCACTTTCTGGAAAATGATTTTCTAAAATTTTGTCCGTGCGCTTGTAATTTCCGATACCATGCCAAAACCAGACACCACTATCAAGGCGATTTGTCATATATGCGATCGCGTTTTGTGGTGCGTTTTCAGCGGTTATGATTGCACCGCTTGTGTGCACGTAATTGACGATTGGCAAAGAATCAATAACGATATCTGCTAAACTACCATTATAGTTATAGCCATACATGCAAAAGTAATTGTTAAACTTTTTGATATCTTGCAAAGATGGATAATACCACGCGACAGATATCATAGGGAAAAGAGCGTTATACATTGCAATAGTGCCTGTTGGGTTGCCAATAGTGAGGTCTGATTCTTCAAACTTTGCTCCCAAATTTTCCGCGAAAGTTTCTGCCGCTTGAAGTTCGCCCTTGATATCAAGTGAGAACAGATTACCAATAGAAGCTACTCCAAAATTACCAAAATCGCGCATGACACCGCTGTTGTTTAACTGTGTAGTCGAAAGTTGCACACTATCCCACGTGCTACTTGCAAGTGAATAGTCTCCGTTTGTACCGTTTCCGTACTGTTCTGGTGTGATAACAACACCGCCCAGTTGGGATTGATTAGCCGCCCATTTGAATTTGAACTTTTTGGCTAATAGTGCGGATTCGTCAAAATAACGGAAGTCATATTCTTTAGCACTACCACCACAATTAACAGTCAACTTATTGAATTGTGGAGAAGTGTATAACTTATTCCATAAAGGTTTTTCAACAAACGATTGCACTAGCTCAATCTCTCCAGTTCGGTTTTCAATTTTGTCAAGATTTTCACCGCTTATGTCAGTTGCAAAAAATTTCGGTACGTGATAAGCTCCGATAATATCCTCTTGCCGTCCGCATTTTGCGTATCGTTTAACCACATCCAACGCTTGAGTGCGTGACAGTTTACTTGTATTGCTCTGGACTATTCCGCCGCATTCGCAAGGATTTACAGAAACCAACGAAAAGAAATTGCTGATTTGACCATAATCGCCCATGGCAAAATTTGCGATTGCCGCGTAAAAATCACTAGAACGGTTTGCGTAAGTGTCCGTATCATTGGCGGTCATAAGATAAACAGAGTCGTCATCATCTTTTGAAAATCCGTATTCGGTTCGAGCGATTTCCCATCTGTCGACCTGTGTTGGTTCGGGATAAAAGTTCGCGAATAAACCGTCACTTGCCGGATGCTGTCTCATAATTGGCGATGGATGGAATGTGAATTTATCAAGATAAGTCGCCCAGTAATCAACAGATGTAGTTACATATGTCAGCTTATTATTAACGTACTGATAGTCTATAATATATGCGAATTCTATTCTGGTTTCATTTTGATATGCCATGTAATTATAGCGTCTCAGCTCATCTGCTCGAACAGGACAGCGAAATGTCTGCCCCTGTCTTTCCCACGTTACATTATCGTAGCGTTTATAAGTAAGAACGCTGAGAAGTTCTCTTAAGAACCCCTCAGCGTTTCTTTCTGTCGGGATTAACAAATGCTTTCCGCTGTCATCAAATGGTGAATCAAACAGATATACAGTTGTCATAAAATCCCCCCTTTATTATGCGTTTTTACAGATAGCTACCGCGTTTCCCCACGGTCTAATACCGTATGTCTGCCAAACGTTTAAATACTGATTCTGATAGAGTCCTGCGGCATTATAGAAATCTCCAGTTGTACTCAAGTTGTCTCGATATTCAAATGTATTTACGTCTGCTAATACGGCTAAAATATTTTGATCGTCAACGATGGTTTTCCAGTACTTTGTTGTAGGATCGATGGCTGAATCAAAATCGAGATAGTTAAAGTCAGGGAAAGGTGTCACCCTTCCAACCAGATCGGCTTTGCTCATGTTAAAAGCACCTGCTAATGTTTCAACATTACAATTTACGAGTACGTCACTTCTTACAAACAGATACAAACTGTCGGATGGAGTCCAAGTAATTGCAGGTGTTGCGTCTGTAATTCCTTGTGCGGTTGCGTATGCCTTATAATTGTTAAAATTACTTGATGCATGTGTGATATCAAGCGCAATCTTCTGGATCGTCTTGATGAAACCGATGGAAGAAGCCGCAGGATCTGCCTCATCCCATGGGATTGCCTTTTTGACCACTACTCCATTTTTTACGGAAGTCTGAATAAGCTTTTTAATCAAGTTTTCCTCTTCAATCTCGTTTCCACTGTATAGGCTAGTTACCATACCAGATACCATGCCGTCGAGCTGTTCCCATGAGGTGAAAGCACCTTCCATAAGTTCTCGTGGAATCGTTACTGGAAACTGTCTTCTTCTATTCTGTCTAAAGTAACAAGTCTTGACATCTGGTTTTGTCACCTGCAGAAGTGTTGCTCCAAGAGAAATGTCATAGTCGCGACCCATTGCTGGATTGATATAGTTCATTTCCATATCAGTGCCTAATGGGAAACCTTCTTTTTTCAGCATACTATACTGGTTATTGTACATTTTGGATTCAACTGACTGAATAACGATCTTATTAACTACATAATGCAGAAATTCATTCATAAACGGTGCGTATTTAACGATAGGTGTCATTGCGTGACTAATGGATGTAGCCACCGTTACTTCTCCTGTCGCGCGCATGTATTCATTTGAAGAATTTCTTCGTGCATCGTTAAAAAGATTGACACCGCGCTCTGCGCTTGTCAGTGTTTTTGTTGTTTTTGGCATAATTTTTACCTCACTTTCTATTTCTATTTATGTTCCACGTGGAACATTAACTATAATAACTTAAAATATCATCTGTTGTAACTTCTTCTTTTTCTTCTTTGCCATCATCCTTTGTTTTTGGTGATGGAGAAATTGAAGTTGTCACGCGGTTGAACAGCTCTAAGTTCTGTTTGGCAAGTCTGTCATTTTCCGTTTTCAATGTTGCATTTTCTGTTGCAATCGCTTTCTCAGCTTCGTTCGAAGCCTTTGCCATATCAAGAACATCAACAACGATTCTTCGCATTTCATCAACCGTCATGCCGTCTGGAATGTTTAATGTTGTAACCATCTTCTCAATATCAATCATGCTTTTGCCCCCTCATAATTTACATTCGCAAAATGGAAACTGTGCTCCCATTCATATTCTGCAATTCTGCCCAATTCAATAGTGTGCCCCTCTTTTGGAATGTGTAAAAAGAAACCATAGCCAATGTCAATTCCAACATGCCTACCTTTACCGCCAAAAGATGAATACAAACCGTTTCCCTCTGTGCCTAAAAGCGGTGTTGTTTTTTCTGCTCCGTCATGATAGTGCCCAGTGCTATAATTTTGCACACCTACGACAGCGGACACAAATCCACTACAATCAAGACCGATTTTACCACGTGAGAACGCTTTATAAGCGGCTAGCTCTTGCGTTGTATACTTTGAAAAATATGCAGGTTCGAGGCTAATAAGCGTGTTCATAACTTCATCTGTCAACACCTGTCCTTTTGCACCGTAAAAGTATGCGTAATCGTCACGGTGATAAAACATAAATAGCGATTTTTTAATAACGTCATAATATGTCATGATTTCACCTCATTTTCTAATTTTGTTTTGATTTCGGATATCATTTCTCTCAATGAATTGATTGCGTTTGTGAGTTCTTTAGTTTCCTCTTTATGTACATCCGTCTGATACTTGATGTAGTAACACAATATTAACGTCATGCAAATAGGAAATCCCACGCTTGTAATAATTTGTGTAACTGTACTTAAATCCATCATAACACCTCACTTTCTAAAAGGTGGGCGTGTCTCCACGCCCGTGCTGACAGTTGCACAGCTACCCCGTTCTTCGCGGTCTGTCTGGTAGCCCCACTTTTATTTTATCATAGGTTTAATTTTTGTCAATAAGAACTCGTTTGATTAAGTCATTGAATTTTTCGCTTGCCGCTTTTGAGCTTGCACAGATTTGTGAGGTGCGTTTGTAGTATAACATCCATTCTATCAATTTTCGAGTTGTCGGTAAATATAGCTCATTTGTAAGAATATTGTTTTTTGATTTGTATTTACCTTCTACAATTACCATTGGACAGCGTTGTTTTTCTGGAAAAATTACTGTTATTCCAAAATCTGCTATATACACACGGTTGGTTTTAACTGTTAGCTCTGCGTACCATTTCCAGGATAAATGATTAAAAATATCTGGGTATACCTCCTCTTGCCAAGCTCCGTTTATAGTCATGCCGTTTGTTTGAGACTCGTAAACAGCAAGATGTTTTGAAACGTGCGCTTTTTTGGGTGGTTCTGTGTATAAGACGCATATTTTCAAGTTGTCACCATCCTCAAGCTTGCGGTTGAAAATGTAAACTTTTCCCTGTTCTAGTTTACGTGCGTCAATGTTGTAATAATCAAACAAGGGGCTTTTGGGGTTGATGCTGTTTGCACATGCTACTATTTTTACGTCTTTTCTTCTTCTGACTATAGTTGATATCTGTTGACTATAGCCTTTTAAAAATTCGCTTCTTGAGAGTGGTATAATTGTAGTAGTGTCATCGTCCTCAATAAATTCATCGAAAAATATAGTTTTTACAGCATCATAACCGTTTCCTTTGTATTTCATCCATGATGCTATTGAGGAGCTATATCCACATGGGGAATATACCCATTTACCGTTTCGCCCCAACTCCTGTTTGCGATAAACACCACTATAATAATTAAGGTTTGCTTCTTCTTTCCATAATGTTTTTTCAACATATGGCTTGATATTTGCAACAGCACCCCACGCTCTGCCGCGAATAAGATAATCTTCGCGTGTACGCATGTAAACAAATTGTGCCCCTGTTGCGTTATAGTCGTCAAACAGCCCCTTGAAAACTGAATAAGTTTTACCAGCAGAACGTTCGCCGAATACAATGTATACGTCTGCATTTAAAGTATATAATGATGGAATATTTATATAGGTTTCGTCACCTACCGTTATATATAAGTTTTCTATTTCCATATATCATTCTCCTATCTTTTCTAATATAATGGGCGATAAGTGCTTTGTTTTTACTGTAAATTTTTCTAAACGTTTACTTATATCTACATCTGTATTTTCTTTCTTGCCGTCTTTTGTAATTATTGTCGGTTTGATGCTATAAACGTCAATCCCAATTAAAGCACCATATTCGGGCGATATTGATAGAGTATATGTAGTATCTTCTATCCATGTGCCGCCATTATCATAAGTTGGGATTGAGTTGGTTGTCGGGTGCGAGATTGTTCGCCCTGATACATCTTTGTCAAAAGTTGTAAAAATTTCAAAATCTTCAATGGATGTGAGATATTCTACGGCTTTCTTCGAAAGACCCGATACAGTCATATATAGCTGTCCGTCACGCTCTTGATATATGTACTTTTTCGCGCCAAAAGTTTTAAATTTTAGCCATGACCCTTTCTTTTTTGTCTCCCAATCAAAAATCCCCAAATCTGGTAAAGTGTAGTCAAGTCCATATCGCTTTATTGCAAGTTCAACTTTATATGCCGCGTATTCATTGTATCCATTTATAACTTCCAAACATTCCTCTCGATTGATAACTTTTGCACTGTCAGTATCGCAATACAAAACGTTCCTGTCGATTTTTGATACTATGTCATGCATTAAGTGGTAGCGTGTCCATGCAGGAATGAAAACCCCTATTTGATATGGCAAGAAACTTCTAAAAGATTTATAAAATTTATCAAGCTGTGCAGATATTTCTTCTTTGTTTGTTATTGCGCAATGGTCTAAACTCCATTCAGTACCGTCAAGTGTAACAACGTCATGGATAGGATCTTGAACAAACATACCGTAAAAGCTGTTTACGCGGTTTTTGGCTTTTGCATAGTTTAATTCTTCGCCGTCAACACCTTTTAAACTTTGCTTTTTGTTGTAATATTTAAGCATGGTTGATACTATTCCAGATGGCAAGTAGTCAGCTCTGCAATAATAGCATTCATCAACGCGGATAGCTTCAATCTTGTACATGCGTAGAATAATAGCAAGGTCAAGGCTAGTGCATGTGGTTTTTATCATATCTGCTTTGTAGATTCTACCATTATCAAGTACGCAATCGCTTGATACTTCGCAATGAGAGGATGAAAGAAAAGTCATAGTGCCTTTAGCGCGAACGTTCTTCGCCGTGATCGTACATATGAATAGATAATTGTCTGTATTGATTAAACGTTTTAAGTCGTAAATATTAGCGTTTGGCAAGCGTTTAAGCGGCGCGACTGGAAATTTCTCTGTTGCTATGGCGAACGGGTACGCACTACCGAAATCATAACTGTCCACGTTTTCCATGATTTTCCCCGCGTACATGTAGTTAGCGTGAGTGTAGCCACCCATGAACGCTTTTCTACATATAACATATCTATCATAGTCAAGGGAAGTGTTTTTAAACATCTTCATCCAATTCGCGTCTTTTTTCATGATGGCGCGAAGCTCATCACGTAAAAAACCCGTATTCGTGTATGGAAATTCGTAGAACGGTTTATTTTCCTGTTCTTCGAGTTGATGAATTTTCGCTACCATAATTTCAACGTCACGATATGTGTAGCGTTCCTTGTCTTGCGGCAACTTTTCGCCTGGTTTTACGATATCTTTGTAGTTCATTTCAAGCTTTTCAAGTCCAACATCCTCACCACAAGCCGCAAGACCTTTATTAGTAAGTTTGTAACTGCATCGGAACTCCAAAACATCGTCAATGATAAGATATAGCGGCTCGTGGGTATCCATGTAAAAGCCGCCTGTCATGGTGTGGCCCTCCAGGTTTCTAATTATGGCTTCCATTTCATAGGAGAGGTTATGTACATAGACAATCAAGCGGTTTTCGCCTTGAGTGGAAAAAGCTTGATATTGACTATGTAAATAGTCGTATAGGTTCGACCATGAAGAACACGTTTTATAGTTATAGTCACTATCCATCACTGACCAATGCCATGTGTAAATTATATCGCAATCTTCCGATATGTGTTCGTGAGTCGTTTCAATGTCAAAACAAAGAAACTTTTTACAATATGAAATTTTTTCTTTTCGTTTTGCCATTGTTTACACCTCTCTTAAATATCGTCAAAATCTTGATCAAGAGACAACCACTCTCCGGCACTACCTTCTCTTGTTACATCAAGAAACCATGAATCAAGGTCAACATCTTCCGGATTCATGGTAGCCAATCCATCAAAGCCACTACTCAATGTATTTCCCGCCCAGTTAGCATAAGCTAGCAACTGTTCACTGTCGTACTGTTCACCTTCGTGTGCTGATTGCCACACTCCCATGTAAGTAGTTAGCTTCTTCCAATCTTCAAAGGATAGATTTTTAAGTTTTGGGTGATTCTCTATCATTTTCTGGTATGCTTTATTTTGTAGTTGTCTATATCCCGTGTAAGTAGACTGTTTAGCGTTTAATATTTCGATCGCGGTTGAAACTTTTTTCTGAATCGCTTGCAATGATAAGCCTTGATACTTAATGTCAAACCCTTTATACCTGTCATAGATAGGGTTGATTTCACCAGTGTAACGTTTACCGCGTTCGCTGAAATACTCTTTAAGGGTTGCAAGTCTGGTTTGCGCTCTCTTGCCTAAAGTTCGTAGCAAGAGAAGTGATTCATCTTTTGTATAGTGTTTTTTGAGTAACACATACTTTCCATTGGATATGTCATATAGAATCCCTTTTGCGCGTTGTACCTCACCGACACGCTCTTTTTGTTTACTTGCCATACTCCTTTACCTCTCTTTCTGTAAAAGGTTCAATGTAACCGCTTTCGATTGCTTTTTGTATCATCTCGTCTGCTGTCATATGATACAATGGCGCGTATAGTTCAAGCGAACTTCTAACTTCGCGATAATATTTAAGTCTTAAAATAGGTGTTTTAATATCTGCAAGTGCTCTCAATACAATAGCGTGTTGGAGTTGTAATAATTGACTTTCTAAATACATATGTCATACCTCACTTTCTTTTTTGTTCTTTTAGTCTACCATATAATTATGAACAAATATGAGATATTTTGTTAACAAATTGTTAACATTATGTAATTATAAAAGGAGCTGTTTCCAGCCCCTTTTAAAGATGCAAAAAAACGAACAAACTTGATTAGTTTCCGTTCTATATTTGGTTATCAACCGCACTGTTGACCGTTGCTATGTTTAAAACCTTCTTACCATGATTTTAAAGAACGTCTGCCCAGAGTTCCTTGAAATGCCTGTTGTACACTCAATGATGAAATCGTGTCCATCTGCTAGCGAATCCGATAACAGGTCAGCGATCTTGTCAATTTCACGCTGTACACCTGTTGCATAAATGCCAAAACCTGTTTCAGTTTCCATACAGAGATAATAGGTGATCTTCCCTGTCACATCGTCAGTACCAACTACGATTCCTAAAAGCTTGCCGCACGGCTTAGCGTCCTTTGCAAGGGCGGTTGTACCATTAATTTTTACAAGCTGTACACATTTTTCGTCTCCAGATACCAGTTTAAAATTCTTCATAATTTTAAGTCTCCTTTTTGTGTTATTTGTTTGAAGTGTAATATCATGTAATAGTGTCATATTATATTATATTATATTATATTGCAATTTGTGTTAACATCCTACGGTGGTATACCAGATACATGGAAGTTATAGTTTAGCTCGTAACGTGTAAAAATTACGATAATGCGTTTCGTTGCCATTGTTAAAAGTGAAAGTATAGTATATAACTTTCTCTGTTTCCACCCTTTGAAGCTCTCCTCTAATCTGATTTGTAAAGTACCCCTCACAGAGTAAAGAGGCATCGAGATCATAAAAATTAATTGTTCCATCTTTTAAAGTCTCCTTTATGGTGGTACGCTTGTCGACAAAGTTAATTCTGGTGGACTCTGGAATATTAACTTTTCTTATTGGTTTGCTCATCTTCTTCGCCTTCTCCTGTTTCCTCAAAAATGGTATATTTTACAGCTTCTTTTATTTCTTCAGATGTTAGAATATCTTTAAGGTTTTCACCCTCATTATCAATTATTTTTAAACATCTGTTTAAGTCATTTTTTATTTCATTCCAACGCTCTTTATCAAGTGCGTTAAAATCACCATCGTAAATGTTTGATATTACAAAACCATTAAAATTAAAAAGTCCTATAGTTACCGCGTTCGCGGCAATCTTCTTCATCATTTTTCTTACTTCTGGTGGATTAATTAAGTTCGGGTTGTAACCACTTAATATTAACATTTCAGCACTTTTGATGTATTTAATTTTCTGTTCTCTTTCTGTCATTATTTAGCCTCACTTTCTTTGTTTGTGTTCTTTATCTTTGCTACATGTATATAGTACCATGATTTTAGTTTTTGTCTACTGATATTTTTTAATTTAATACACAGATTTTATTGATCTTTTATAGTTCATAGTTTGTTAATATTTATGTCATAATTTGTTAATACTTTAACACGTTACCACTTTAACGCGGTGAAGTTTAACACTTTAACGTGCTAAAGTGTCAGA